GCGTCCCTTCAGGAACTGGAAGGTCTCGATCATAATTCGAGTGGTAGAGCGCTTCTCGCCGGTCTTTTTGTCGTCCCACTCTTCACGGGTCAGGCGCCCCTCAACCATCAGCGGGTGACCCTTCTTGACGTACTGAGCGATCGTTTCAGCCTGCTTCCCGAACGCCTTGCACTCAGCAAAGTAAACATCCTCCTTCTCCTCGCCGGATTCAGTCTTCCAGCGGCGATTCACCGCCAAGCTCAGGTTGCAGACCGCCGTCCCCTTCGGGAGGTGCTTGAGTTCGATGTCTCGGGTGAGGTTGCCGATCAGGATGACTTTGTTGAATGAGGCCATAAGGTTATGAATAGGTTAGCGAATGTTCAGACGCCATCGTGCGCCGCTTGTCTGACAGACGTGTCAGCCACTTTGGTGTCTGTCGCTTGACAATACCAACCCCCTGACCGCCTGCAATCTCAAAACCGTTTCGGCGCGCCATTTCGAGTGCGACCACAAACGAATCCCAAAGGTCAGGCGACCGGCCCATGCGCTCCTTGGTCTTGTTCTTGGGCTCAACGTCGATCAACCCGGTGCGGGCGATACCCCACTCGCGCATCGCGCCTTCCTCGGCCACTTCGCGGGGCAGTTTCCGCAGCTGCTTGGATTCGATCAACAGGCGCGACGAATACCACAACGCGGTGACCATCTTGCCGTAGGCCTCTCGTTCAGTCTTGGGATCTCCCTTTCGCACCGGGCGCTCGCTTGGCCGGCCACCGAACTCGATCGGAACAACCTCGGGGGACCACAACCGAGCAAACGCAGACATGAGCGTGCCGCGCCCCGTGGAGTCAAACCCAACACGCTCCGGTGAGATATTGCGCTGCTTGCAGTACAGTAAGACGTACTCGGCAATCTGCTCCTCGGCCTGCTGCGCCTTGACTGCGGTAACCGGGATAACAATCGGCGCCTCACTGAATGCTAGCACGATGCGCCCCGATGAATCCGGCCCAAACGTAAGGTCTGTCATTACGCAGCGATCGCCGCCGACGCCCGAGTACGCAGCGTCGATGCCGATGATTCTGGTGAGCTTGTCGGCACGTTCCCAGATTGGTTCGTCGAACGCCTGGTTCTGCTCGCACAAGGACATCGTGACCACGCGCCTGGTGCCGCCGTCCCGAGGCAGCACGCCAAGGTTCATCATCGAGAACTGCAACGAGTCCCGGCCGTAGTAGTCGAGATCCGCCTGAATCTGCTCCGGCGTGATGATGCCCTTGTACGGGTTGGTGCCCTTGGGAAACTTCGCATTCGGCGTGTCGTACCCACACAGCTGGACGGCCACACCGCCGGGCGCCCGCGTTCTCCAGGTGCGAGTCTTTTCGAGGTACTCAAGCCCCTCCCAGCCACCGATGGTAGGGTGCGGCTCGCAGACCACGCCTAGCGCGTCGTTGCGGTCTTTCGGGTTACCCATCGCGATCAGCTTGAACACCGGGTTCTTGCGGAGGTTGGCGACTGAATCCAGAAAGCCGCGCCCCATCAGCGACGCTTCATCCGCGATCAACATGACGCGGTCGTTCTTCAAGCCGACGTAGTTCGACAGGCCCACGAACGTACCTCCGACCTTGCACGCCACGCCGATGATGCCATCACGGAAGTCTTGTGCCTCGGCATCTTCATCCGAACTGGTCAGGATGAATCGACTTTCAATCACGCGCCCCGGGAGCCACTCGCGCTTCGCCTTGGCCTTGTTGTGAAGCTCCTTGATCGAGCCCCAGATTCGCAGCTGGAGACCCTCACGCGTCGTTGACGACATGATGATCGAGGTGCCGGTTGGGTAGATGTAGAACGTGCAGAGTCCGAACGCTGCTGAATTGTATGTCTTGCCAGATGACCCCGGCCCCATGATGCCGACCTCCTGGTTCTCGACGAATGTCTGGATCAGGAGATCAGACCAGTCGTGCCAGTCGAAGTGCGGCCAGAGCGCAGTCATGGCTTGGCGGAAGTGGTAGGATTTGCCGCGCCCGTACTTCACGCCTCCGTTTTGGATGTATCCGCCGCGACGCACCATCTCAGCCTCGATCAAGAAACGGTCTTTTGTACGCCACGGTATAGACAAGTAATCGGGGCTTTCATTCATCTTGCGGGAATCATGGGTTGGCCTTTCAATGGCTTCAAGCGTCATGGTCGCCGAAAAAAATCGCATCGTTGATGGCCTCCTCACCGCTGAAGGCGGGGTGGATAGCGGTTTTTCGCCGTCACTGATTCAACCCAACCAGCTGGCCTGGGCGGTCAACACGACTGTGCGCGGCGGGTTTCCCAAGGCGCGACCGGGAATCTGGGTGAAGGGCCTGACGTTCGATGACCCGGATGTGGTCTACCAAGGCGGTTACTACAACCGCGCCGTCCGTGATTCTTTCCTGAACGGATTCTTCCAGGGCTGCGGCACCTACGTTTCCGATTCTGGCGCTCCGTACCTGTTCGCGTCGATCAGCGGCAAGGTCTACCAGATTGACATCCAGAACGGTTTTAAGGTGACCGACCTGACTCCGATCGGGTTTCAGTTCACCGTTCTGACTCGTGGCCGTGCCAGCAACGTCGCCACCTACGTATGCAGCGCTCCGCACGGCCTGTCGCCCGGCATGGTCGTGCGACTTCCAGAGCCCGTTGGTGCGTTTTTCCCGACCGGATTCTTCGGCGACTTCGTTGTGGATTCGGTGCCGTCACCGACCACTTTCACGACGTACTCACCCGGCATCGACGCAGGTCCGCTGCTGGGTCCATTGTTCGTTGGCTACCAGATGCTGGCGAACAGCCCGCAGGCGCCGCACGTCTACTTTCAGCAGGCCGAGAACTGGTTGATCGTGCAGGACACGATCAATGTTCCCTACCTCTACAACGGTGCGACTATTCGCAGGGCCACTGGCGAGGAAGTCCCGACCGGCGGCCCAATGGCCTACGGCAAGGGGCGTCTCTGGGTCGCGAACGGCTCAGAATACTACGGCGGTGACTTGGTCTACGGCGATCCAGGCTACGGGCGCGACAGCGTCATTCGATTCACCGAGAACACGTTCCTCAATGAAGGCGGCGCTTTTGCAGTCTCCAACGGCCCGATCACTGGACTGGCGTTTGCCGCCAACCTGGACACGTCGCTGGGAGACGGCGACCTGCTGGTCTTCACGCCCACCGCGACCTACGCGTTCAACGCCCCGGTCGATCGGGATGTTTGGAAGGATCTCGATTATCCGATCCAGCGGTTCGCGTTGCTGAACTTTGGGTCGTTCAACCATGAGTCCATCGTGGCGGTGAACGGCGACCTGTTTTTCCGCGCTCAAGATGGCATCCGGTCGTTGATCTACGCTCGCCGAGATTTTACTGAGTTTGGCAACACGCCGATCAGCCGTCAGGTCGTTAGGGCGCTGGCATACGACACTGAGTTCTACCTGACAGCCGCCAGTGCGGTGAACTTCGACAACCGGATGCTGATGACCATCCAGCCGCAGAAGGTCAACGGCCGTGGTGTCGTGCATCGTGGAATGGTTGTGATGGATTTCGATCTTGTCTCTGGCATGGGACGGAAGCTGCCACCGGCGTGGGAAGGCGTCTGGACTGGGGTTGATATCCTCCAGATGCTGACGGTGCGAATCCAAAAGCAGGAGCGATGCTTCATGTTTGGATTGAACCAGGACTACATCGGTCTGTACGAGGTCACCAAGAACGGCCAGTTCGACTTCGATGGGTTCGATGATGCACCGATCGACTGGACCATTGAGACGCGCTCGCTGACTTTCGCAGAGCCTACCAACAAGAAGCGCCTGGTGAGCGCTGAGCAATGGTACGACCAGGTGATGGGCGACATTGAATCCAAAGTCTACTTCAAGGCCAACGAAGGCGAGTGCTGGCAGCCGTGGGCCGAGTTCAAGGACTGCGCCAAGTACCGCAACTGCGAGCCCGGTGAGATTTCCTGCCCTCCGGCGGTGATCAACTGCCAGGAGGTCAAATACTACCAGCCGCCTACGCGATCGCGCATTGCCCTACCGCAACCCCCGGACAAGTGCGACGTGCAGACCGGCGGGTTTACCAGAGATGGTTATGAGTTCCAACTTCGCTACGTCAACACGGGCCGGTTCCGCCTCAAGCGTGTGGCAATGGTTGCTCAACGCCTTCAGGAGGATATTTACGGCGACCTCAGTCGCGTCGCCTGTCCGCTACTCTCAGCATAAAATGCCTTCCTCAAACCCAGTCGATTACGGTGCCGATCCTTGCGGGCTGCGAAACAGTGCGTGGGCGATCAACCTCTGCCTGATGTACTCGGGCCGGTGCGACTTTCCAGAAGGCACGTTCCTGATTGGGTCGGCCCCGGGAGCCAAGATCACCAGCCGCTTTCGTTTTGGCGGCGTTGCGGGGTTTACTACAGCGACCCCACACGGTCTCGTCGTTGGAGAACTGATCACTTTGGATGGGTTCACGGATCCCACGTTTAATGGAATCGGTGCGGCCCAACTTGGTTTTCGCGTCGATGCTGTTGTCAGTCCTACTCAATTTACCGCAACAGTTCCGGGAGGAAACAGCGCCCTTGTTACTGAAGATGGATGGATCAACCTGATCGGAGGCGGTTACACCTCTTCGATACCGCTGGGTTACGGTGGAAGCATTGTTGATCCGAGAAATGGCCAGACGGTTACATTCACTTTGCGCGACAACATCGCTTTTACCGGCAAGGGCGCTGGTAAGACGCGGGTGAAGTTTGCCAACCACACATCGACCACCCGTGGTGATTCGTTTGGCTTCAACATCCAGCCATTAAAGTGCCTAGGGAATTACACTGGCACCGGCGGCCTGGTCTCGAATCCTGCGAATTACCCGTCGATGCCAGTGGGTGCGACGAACTGCAAGAATCTCACCATCGAAGGCATCACGTTCGACGGCAACTATGTCAACAACGGGCCGAAAGACATCACCATCGTTTCGGTGGAGCGGACTGCTGGTATCAACACGTACACCACGGCGTTTCCCGCTAAGTTTCAGATCAGCGCGCCGCCTGCCTATTCCCCACCCGTGCTGCCAGCACCGAGCAATCAGAGCACCTACTCGCATTACATCGACGGCGTTGTGACATCCGGGTCGTCAAATGACGGCACGTTTAATGGCTTCGGTCCGGTGATCAACGTCACGTCGCTGACGTTCCAGCGGGACATGAGGTGCCCGTTAATCGGAGTCACCAGGAACGCGTTCAATTTCGCGATCTACACCAAGCATCCGGATTTCAACTTTGGGTACACGGTTGGCGACTCGATCACCGTCACGGGGTTCTCGAATCCTGCATTCAACGGAAGTTTCGTGGTGGCCGGCTTTCTGTCGGCTCAAGAGGTCTACTGCATCAATGTCGGCGCCGCGACATCGGTAATCGGATACGAGCGCCTCACTGGAGTTGGATACTACGACACTGCTGGCACCCATGGATTTACGGGCGGCGAAACAGTGATTATCACTGGCCTGGCAGATCCCACCATGAACGGCACGTTCATCGTGACCGGAGCGCCGTTTCCTAATCAGTTCACCGCAATCAATGCCGGGCCTGACACGGGCATTTTTGCGGACAACGGCACGTACCAGCTGCGATCCAACATTGCCAAGTCTTGGACGGCTCCAGACGTAGCCCTGACTCCTCAAACGAAAGCCGGTGTCAACTCGTTGTTTACCGTCGCAGGGCTGAACCTGGTTGGGGAAAACACCATCGTTCAAGACTGCGAGTTCTACGACTTTGGAGTCGGCATCGCAGACGCCGAGACGTTCGTCCTGAAATCGTTTTTACCGTCCACCGTCGTTGACCGGTCACACGGCACGATCGTCCGCCGCAATCGGTTCGGATACCAGGGGCGCAACTCGGTTCAGGCTACGATTCACCCCGGGACATCAGAAGCGAACACTCAGTGTGCGATCGGCGGTTATTCATCCATGCTGGTGACGGTTATCGCGGCGTCGCGAGTCAATGCTACCAGTCGAGCCACCTACACGACAACCGAACGACACGGATTGCGCGTTGGTGATTCTGTCGTGTTTCTGGGAGTCAGCGATCCGACTTTCAACGGCACCTACACGGTCGCAACGATCATCAGCGATACGAAGTTCTCGGTCATTCAAGCGGGTGTCGATTATCCTGACACCTACATGGCCGTCGGAAGCGTCCTGCTTCCTCGCCCGCTGCGGATCCTCGCGGCCGACTGCGTGTTCGAGTACAACCGAATCGAGGGTGGCCCAAACCCGCTCACCCAGCAGTGCCCTGTTCACGGCATTACTCCACGTGACACGTTCGGCGCCGAGGTCCGCTACAACAACTTCGACGGATTCACAGGCACCTGCTTCTACGTTGATACGTTCCAGCACATCGGAACGCACGTTCACCACAATTCCGCGCTGAACGTCTCGGCGTTCATGGCGCTCACCGTGCAGGATTGGTACGCGACAGCGGTTCAGTTCGGCTTCACGAATCCGCCGTCATACGCTGCCTGGATCGCGGCTCACAGGGACCTCCTGATCGAGTACAACGACGTGCTGCTGACCGGTCCCGACAGCTGGTATTACCAGCCGGCGCTCGCGCCTCTCGATGCGGTATTCGTGATCAACAACCACGACGTTAACCGCAGCGCCTACTACTACCCGACGGATTACCAGATCCCGATTTCTTCAGCCGTGAGGTCAGGCGGCGTCTCAACGATCACGACGGTATCGGCGCATGAGATTCAGCCGGGCATGGAGGTTTCCATCGTTGGCGTTGCGGATGGGACATTCAACGGGGTTTTCACGGTCACTTCGTCACCAAGCTCGACCTCGTTCACTGTCGATAATTTAGGTGTCAACACGACCTCTCCGGCGTCCACCGACGACTTTGTAGGCATCAACAAGCCGGTCAACTTCCCGTGGGAGATCCGGATGTCAGCCCGGTCCCGCGCCGGCGGTGTAGCCACCTACACCACGACCAAGGCCCACAATATGCAGCTGGGCTATCACGTGACGCTCGAAGGATTCTCGGATCCAACGTTCAACGGTCAGTTCATCGTGACCGGAATGCCGACCACGACGACCTTCCAGGTTGCCAACGCTGGCACCGATGTCGCCACGGTGACCGAGAGCGGCAACTTTTTCCGGTATGTCGAAAACGTACAGATCCGGTGCAACACGGTGCGCCGTCTTTCGGGCAACGAACTGTTCATCAACAACGGTGGCAAATTCGGCTCCAGTTTTCTGCCAGGGCGACCTAGTCGTTGTGTTGCGCCTCTTCAGCAAACCTTCTATTTGGATTGCCCAGAGGGGTGTCTCGACATTCAATGCGACCCCGGCCCGTGCAAGCCTAACGATTACCTTTACCGCATCTGACCATGGCAAACGTTGACATCTCAGCCGGGCTTCTTCCGCCTCCGCAGTGCTACGCCAGCGAGCAGGACCGCCTTGACGCCTATGCTCAGGCGTTGATTGGTCAGATCATCACGTCACCAGAATGGTCGGCCAACACCGTTGCCCCTGCTTCGCTTGGCTTGTACTGGCTGCGGTTGGACGCCAACCAGAATCCGGTCGAAGTGCTGAAGTACAACAGCACAGCACCGGCAGGGTGGGCTCGCGTTTCGACTCAGTTCACGTATGGCGTTGGTGGTGGCGCCGCTAACGCCTACACGCTGACGCTGACCCCGGCCTCTCCTGGCGTGAATCAGGCGTACCGACCCGGCGTGTGCTACGCGTTCATCGCGAACGCTGCCAACACGGGAGCCACGACGCTGGCGGTCGATGGCTTGGCGGCCAAGGCGATCACGAAGTTCGGAACCACTGCACTGGTCGCGAACGACATCGTCGCGAACAAGATGTGCGTCGTGGTCTACGACGGCACCCAATTCCAACTGCTGAATCCGGGTCTCAACGTGAGTGCGGCTGGGTTCACACCTGGCACCGATCGTCAGTTCCTCCGCACTAACTCGACTCCCGCGACCGTCTGGGAAAGCGGATACATCACGCCGGTGGCCAACTATCAGGCGTTTCCAGCAGCCGGCGGATCCGTGACGTTCACTCACGGCTTCAGCGTGGATCCTCTCAGCTGGGACATTGGGATCATCTGCACGGATGCCGGTGGCGATGCGGGTTACGCTCAGAACGACTGCATTTCCGCACGATCACTTTCGTGGACAACCAACTATGGTATCGCCGTGACGTGTTTTTCAAACACGACATCAATCGGAATGGTGCGCGCTGCTGGCACGGCAAACATCTGGGTGAACAGCAAATCGACCGGAGTTCCAACGGCGATCGACGAATCCAAATGGAAGGTCATGGCCCGAGCCATCCGCTAACATGAGAAAGACCCTCGCCCAAGCCAAGAACTCCACGATCCCGCAGGCTGTCGGTCTCGCCACCTGCGACGATCGTTTTCTCCAGCTGCTGAACGAGGCTCAGGCGCGCCTGGCAGACATGGGCAAGTGGTGGGGCACGTACAAGAAGCTCCGCGTCTGCGTCACCGCCGGCTGCATCACTTGGCCTCGCGAGGTCAAGACGATCGAGGCGATGAACGTCTGCGGCTACAACATCCCGATCCAGAACCAGTGGTACGAGTTCCAGACTGACGAGCGGGCGCCACGCACCGGTTGCGGCCGTGAAGGCTGCGAGCAGGACCAGCTGCTGGATCGCGGTATGGTCACCCAGTTCCGGGATTCAGTGGGTAACTGCTACATCAGGGTGACGCCGCAGCTGACGGCCGACGCCGGAAAGCGCGTGCTTCTCCAAGGGCTAGACCCCAACGGGCACCCGATCCGCACGCTGGATACGGTGACCGGCGAGTACGTGTGGGGCGAGTACGTCACCTTGCCGAATCCTGCGGTTCAGGCGTTTGTGACCACCACCAAGCTCTTCAAGCAGCCTGGTTTGACCGGCGCCCAGAAGCCGCTGACTCAAGGAAGCCTGACGATTCAATCCGAGAACCAGCTTTCCGGCCTACTGACTCAGATCGCCGTCTGGGGTCCGAGTGAGCAGAATCCGGAGTATCGCCGCACCTACCTGATCGGAATGCCTGAGGTCTGCGGTGGCACCTCCGGGTGCAACGCCGAAGCACAGAACGACTGCATCGACCATGGCGACGGCTGTGTGCCTCCAGATGAGAACTGCACCAACACGGTGGTCGAAGCCATCGTGCGCCTAGACTTCATTCCCGCAGTCGTGGATTCGGATTGGCTGTTCATCGGTAATCTCCAGGCGATCAAGCACATGATGAAGGCCATCCAGAAGGAGGACCGGAATCAGTACACCGAGGCCGAGCGCGAGATCCAGCTTGCCCTGCGGAGCTTGCGGAATGAACTCGAAGCCTACAGCCCGAACGAGCGCACGGTGGTCAACGTGCAACCTTTCGGGTCTGCGAAGATTCAATATCGGTTTGGAGGGTTCATCTGATGGAGGTCGAAAAGCCCATCACGTGGTTGGAGTTTCTGACCGACGACGGCATCTGCTTTGATGACCGCCTAGATCGGTGGGAGGCGTTTGTCGCGGACAAGCCGCAGCAAGAGTGTCCGTTGAAACATACCTACCCCGTGGGGATGTACGTGCGGGAAATTTTCGCGCCAGCTGGGTCGATCATCACTAGTCGGATTCACAAGTTCGATCACCCGTTTTTTCTGATGAAAGGAAAGCTCACGGTGATCAGTGAAACCGAAGGGTTGGCGACATACACGGCGCCAACACACGGCATCACCTTGCCGCAGACGCGACGGGCAATTTTGATCCATGAGGACACCGTTTGGATCACGGTGCATCCGAATCCTGAGAACAAAAAAGATCACGAAGAGATCAAAAACGACCTCACTTACATGAGGGACAACAAATACTTACCATGTCATTTGTAGGAACAGCTATTGCGGCAGGTGTGGCCACTGCTGGCGTTGGGATGGGGCTTCAGGCATCGTCTGCAAGCTCCGCACGAAGGCAGGCGCGCCAAGCCGCCGAGACGCCAGGACTGGATATTCCAGCCGTCATTGGCGAAGCCGAGCAGCTGGCTCCGCGCACGCGTGAGTTGGAATCACAGCGCACTGCGGTGACCCGCCAGCAGCTTCTCGAAAACCTCGGGCTTTCGATTCCTGGGTATGAGCAGGCGCAGGCTGCAAGAGCACAGAATGCTTTGGCTCTGCTTCGTGGCGAGCTTCCGCCTGACGTTGTAAGTCAGATCCAGCGCAAGAGCGCAGCCAAGGCGCTCGAGGGCGGGTTTGCTGGCAGCAAGGCGGCCCAGGGTCTCACTGCTCGCGACATCGGCAGGACCACGCTTCAAGCGCAGCAGGAAGGCGCTCGCCTGTTCTCGGACATTCTCGGGACCACCCCGATGGCGCCGCTGGCGAACTACGAGTTCACGCCGCAGCAGCTGGCTCAGTTGCGCGAGCAGGAACGCATTTCCCGCATGAACGCGCTGGCCGGCGTGGCTAGTATGCCGTCTGCGGGTGGCGTCGTTGGGCAGGGGCTTGGGTCTCTCGGATCCGGCCTGACCAATCTTGGTTTCGCCCAGTTGGGGGCCAAGGGCACCGGCGGCGAAAGCGATCTGGTCTCGACTCAACGCAAACTCATGGGAGGCTAATTTATGGCAAACCCTTTCTCAGGACTCGAAAACATCGGAGCTTCGTACATGGCGGGTGCCCGCCTGGCACAGGAGCGTCAACGTCGCGCCGACGAGATCGTAGCGCGCCAAGAAGAGGCGCGTGTTCGGCAGCAGTATTATCAAGACATTATCGCTGAACGCGAGGCGGCGCGGCTGGCGACGGCCGGGGAACGCGAGGCTCAAGGTGCGACCCAGTTCGGCAAATACCTGGTGCGTAAACCTGATGGGACCATCGATTACCAGGCGTCTCAGGCCGCCAAGCAGGTGGGCGAAGAGGAGGGACAACTTGGTGCTGCATACGGTGCGCTTGCTGCCCGAGGAGAAGACATCGGCCCTATCAGTCCGAGGATCATGCAGACGCCGCAGTTTATGGCTGCGCGTGCTGCTGGCATCGATCGCCGTGCGGCCGAAGCGAAGGCAATCAAAGACTCCATGCTCAGGGCCGGTTATTTTCCAGTTTCCGAAAAACCTGTTCCGGCGTTTGGCTTTTCGACTGATCTTCTGCGCCAGCCTGAAGACACGTCGCAAGATGTGATGATCGATGGCGCTCGATTCCGGCCGACTCCGGTGACTCAGTTCAAGATGCAGCCGAAGGCCAAGCCTGAAAACCTCGGGTACGAAACAATCGATCTGCCCGACGGAGGAAAGGCCAGAATCCCAATCACGCCTGAAAGATCTGCTGCCATTGCTGCTGCGCGTGCGACCACGACACCCAAGGAACCCGGTCTTTTCGACGACATCGATGCCGCCGAAAAACAGCTGCTGACTCTTCAGGACAAAAACGTCGAAGACCTCAACCTTGTCCGAAACAAAGATGGCAACCTTGAGGTCGTTGAGGACACTGCTTTTGCGATCGGCCGAACCCCTGAACAGATTCAAGCCGATCTCGCATTGGAGCGCAAACGCCGCGCTGAACGCCGTGGCATTCGGACGGGTGCTGCGGCTCCTTCAGCGATTCCGCAGGGCACGAACCGAGTGATCGACTTCCGGTCAATTCAAGGTTTGCCTCCGCTTCCGGGCCGATAACACTCAAGACCATGGCGATCGAGATTGATTTCGGACGCGAGCTTGGCCGGCTCGCGTTCCCTGATGACATTACGGACGAGCAGGCCAAGTCCTACGTCCGTGAGAATTACCAGGCGATTCGCCAGGGGTTGCTCGATCGCCGCCGGCAGGAGTTGGCAGCAGAGACTGAGTCCGAGGAGGCTGCTAAGTTTCGGGCGGGGGAAGTCGGCACACTGGAGACTGTCGGTGCCCAGGCGGGTGCTCTTCCGAGGGCGTTCACCGAAGGCACTGGGCTTATGCTCCAGGGTGCTGAACGGGCTGCAAAGTTTTTCCCTCCTCCGACGGTCAATCCTTTCACTGGTCGGCCGATTCAGCAAACCGTTGAACCCGAGGGCCCCGGGGCACTTACGCAAGCTGGCAGGGCGATTCGTGAATTTGGCGCCGAGGCATTCCCTAGCCTTCCCGGTGCCGAAGAAACGATTCCCGCTCAGGTTATGGGCGGAGTCGGGAGCACGCTTTCAGTGCTTCCAGGTGCGTTGGTTGGTGGATTGGCTGCGGGACCTGTTGGCGCTGCCGCAACCATTGGATCCGCCATCGGCGCTGGCGCGCTGTACGGCCTTCAGGCTGGTGAGGCCGGTGCTGAAGACGCCGATCGTGTGATCAACCAACGGATCGCCGAGGCATTGGCAGTTGGCGATTACGACACCGCCTCGGATCTTCGCAGCCGCGCCGAGACACTGAAGAACCGTGCGTTCCTTGCCACGGCCCCGATCGGTGCTGTCACCGAGGGTGCGCTGGGTGTTGCTGGCAAGATCCCGGGGATGCGATCCGGCGCCGCTGGTCGCAGCACGCTGGGCAAGTACAGCGCCAATCTCGTCGAGCGCCTGATTCCTCAGACTGCATCGAAACGCGCTCAGGAGATGGCTCGCGGCGGCATCGAGGGCACAGTAAGCGAAGGACTCCAGGAGTCGCTTGAGCAGACGCTTGGAAACATGGCTGCCAAGTCGATCTACGATCCCGAACGCGGGATTATGGACGGCGTCGCCGAAGCTGGATTCATCGGTGGTGCCTCGGGTGGTCTGGTCGGCGGTGTGATTGGATCAAGGCGCAATGTAAACCTGGCGAACTCTGTCGTGGCTGCCAACGGCGCCGATCCGAAGAACCCGCTGCCGCTGTCGAATGCGACCGTCACCGGCATCGAAGACACGACTCCGACCGAGGGTTACTCGCTCGAACCTGAGATCACTGAGGAGGATGTCAGGAAGCGCCAGGAGGCATTAGGATTGAAAATGCCTCCGGATGTCACGCTGCCAGCGCCGGCTGGTGGTGGCGTGATCGAGGTGACCGGTAAGATTCCGACCATTACTCCGACACCTGAGCCGGCACCTACGCCCGCTCCCGCTCCCGCTCCTGCTCCTGCTCCTGCTCCTGCGCCCACTCCAGCTGCTGCCCCCGCCGCTGTCTCCCCCGAGACCGGCCTGACCACCGATGAGCAGGATGAACTCGACCAGCTGATTGCTGTCGAGGACAGCGGGATGCTGTCGGAGGATCAGGCTCAGACTCTCGAATCTTACCGGCAACGCCTCGCGATCAAAGCGATGCTGGCAGCCGAAACCACAACCACCCCAGAAAATGCCGTTCAAGAACAAGGCTCAGATGAAGGCGTGCTTCGCCGCGAAGGATCCCAAGTGGGATTGCAAGAAGTGGATCGAGGAGGGCGGCCTGCCGAAGGCCAAGGGACCCAAGCCGAAGCGCAAGTCCAGCCGCTGACAGTTGAGGAAACGCAGGAGTACAACGCGACCATCGATGCTCTCGGTGGTGCGCCTGCTTCCGACCTGCTGACTCCAGACGAACTCGATCGGTTCGAGACGCTGGCCAACCGCGTCTCCGAACTGGAACGTGCTGGCTGGTCGTTCGATGAGCAGGCGGGTTGGACTGCGCCTGGACAGACTCCGGCTCCAGCTGCCATCACTCCGTCCCCGGTCATTCAGGCCAAACTGGATCCCGACAACGTGGTCCGAGACGCGTTGCAGGCGGCGGGCAATGACCCGGTCAAAGCCGCTGCGATGATCGTTGCCGACCTCGAAAACATCACGGGCCGCGAACTCCGTGCGTCCTACCAGGAGGCGGTCAACCGGTTGCAGAAGATGGTTCAGAAACCGGCGCCGGCGCCTGCAACGAAGCCGGTCGAACAAATGACCGAGCAGCAGTATTACCTCGATCGAGTCGAGGAAATCGCAACTGCCAACAACATCAGCGAAACCGAGGTTCGCCAGTATTACACCCCGGAAAACGGTCGAGAAGAATATTGGCAGGCACTTCAACGTGCGGCCGAAGATGGTAGGCAGATCATCGCAAAAATCCTCGATCGCCTTCCCGAGGCGCGCATTGAGTTCTTGAGGAAACAGTATCCGCAGGCACTTCCTCAAGGATACTTGGCGCCAGGCGTCCGCAAGACCGCTGGAAAAGAAC